CGAGGGCAGCGACTGGCCCTTCGTCGTCGATGGAGGAGAGGAGAATCGAACTCCCATCTGCGAGGGTGATAAGCCTGCCGCTCGTGCATTCGGCGTCGAGTGGATCCGCTGGAAGATCCAGTTCTGCCTGACCGCGACGGACGAGGAGGTCGCGGAGGCCGATCGGCTGTTCTCGGCCTGAAAACAGAAAAGACCCCGCCTCTTTCGAGACGGGGCCCGGCAGGGGGAGCCGCTACTTCAGTAGAGGGCCGACCCTCGGCGAATCCTTGAAGCTCTGGAACACGAGCTGCTCGAGCGAGAAGGCCGCGGCCAGTGTCTCGAGCATGTGGGTTGGATCGTCGAGGTTCAGCTGTCCGGTTACCGCCAAGGCGACCAGGGCGACCACAAGAGCGACGACCGTGGCGGCCGCCACCATCGTTCTGCCATCCCAGTTCAGATGGAACTGGTTCTTGACGAAGCCGATCACGAACGGCGCCGCGGCACCGACTACGCCGGCGATCGTCAGGGCGCTGGCCTGTGCGTTTCCTGAGGCTGCCACCTGCAGCAGCACCAGGACGATGAAGACGACGATGAAGACGACGCGCGAGAACTTGAGCACGGGCTCCTCCTTGCATGGCCGGCGAGAGACTGTGGCGGCGTCGCGCAGCTGGGCCGGCGTGGACAGCGCGCGAGCGGGAGTTACTGCTTGGCGAAGGCCTGCTTGGCCAGCGGATGAGTCGTGGGCAGCGTCAGCGCCTTGCCCTTGGTATGAGCGGCAGCGTGTGCCTTGTGGAGCTTGGTGCCCGGCGTCGCATACAACACGGCCACGCGGCCATCTCCGGACCCTCGAGGCGCCACAGGTGCGACTGCAGCCGGCTGCCCTTCGGAATCGGTCACGAAGAGCGTGAAGTCGTCGTGCTTGAAGAACTCCATGTCGACGATCGGCTTCGGGTAGTGGTGGAATCCAGCAGCCTTCGGAAGAACGCCAGTGTGGCTGTCCGCCGGCAACGGCACGCCGGCGTTGAAGATCGAGTCGGTCCAGCGGGCAACCCCTGCCGCATCGGTAATCGGCGTCTCGAGGATCTCCTTTCCCTCGTGGTAGCCGAGCTCCTCGTATCCCGGGAGGGTCAGAGGGAATGCGTCAATGCAGCGCTTGGCCATCGCCCGCAGCTGGTCGACCTTGGCTGGATCCGCACAGAACTGCGCGCTCCACTCGATGCCGGCCAAATTGAGAAGAAGGAACCATCCCTGCGCGTCCTTCACCCAGAGAGAGCCGCCGTGATGGTCCTGCACGGCAACGACGCTCACTGATTGCCGCCTCCGAAGAAGTGCTTCGTCAGGGTCTTGAGGATGGCGATCATGAGCTTTCGGGCCCGTGCGTACCCTGGCGAGTCCGCGCGCGCAGCGTGGTCGCCCACATTGATCGTCCAGGCGTAGTCCTCTTTCTCGAGGTGCGTCTTGCTCATGGGCCGACCCTGATGTGGTGCGATGCGAGCCAGGCAATAAAGCCCGAGACCACGACGATCGCGGTGACCAGCGCCGACAGGAAGCTAGTGGCCAGATGTATCCAGACCTGGCGACGCGCGGACCTGCGATCGGCCTTCTGTTGCTCCTCGCCGGTCATCACGTAAGACTTCAGGACGGCGGGGAACACCCGGCGTTGATCGGCACTTAGATCGTTGACGCCGAGTTCATGCATCAACTCCTCACTGCGCTCGAGGTCCTCCTTAATCTCGCCGATCTCTGTGATCGTTCCTGGATGACCCGCGAGCGCCATGTGCTGGGTCAGCTGGCGGTTGGTGGCGCGAACCTCGCGAGAGAGCCGGTTGATGTCACGCCCGAGGGTCTGCTTGATGTGATTGGCCGAGGCGATCTCGTCACTCATTCGCTCGAGGTGGGGCTTGAGCGCACTGACCGTCTCCGCGATGATCTCCTGGCGCTCCTTGAGGCGCTTGGCGACGAGATGCTCGACCTCTGCCTCGCTGAACGTTCGGCCTTCGGACATCGGCGGCTAATGCCCCTTCAGCAGCGCGAGCAGCTGGGCCAGGATGACCTGCCAGGCGTTGACGGAGGGTGGGGTCGACGGCGGGGGAGTGGGCAAGGGGATCGGGCACGGTGGCAGCGCTGCCTGCGCCGGCGGTGTTGGCAGCACGTCCTGGCCGACCGGGGATGAGGCTGCCGGCGTCGCCGGCGGGGTCACGGTGACCGGCACGGGCTTTGCGGGAGCCGCCGCCAGGTGCTTGATGATGATCGTCTCCTGCACGGCGCCAGGGCCCCCGTAGGCTGACAGCAGCCGCACTACGCCGCCCTCGGGGTCTGCGATCGAGGGGCCCGCGCCGGCCATCAGGACGAAGTGGGTCTTGATGACCATGCCCCACAGCGGCGAGTAGCCGACAACCTGGACTGCAGCGAACGTGTCCTTCGACTTGCGTGCCGCGAGGATGAGGTCGCCGCGGAACCCGGCATACCTGACGCTCTTGAATTTCCCGGGGAAAGCTCTGTCGAGGGCATCGCTCGGCAGCATGTCGAAGGTGCCGGTCGGGTCCTTGACGAAGATCTTCAGCTTGGTGAAGAGCTCGTCGAGCGTCGCCGGCGGGTAGTTCAGCCCGCAGGCGACCGCGACCATGGCCAGCACGCAGTTGAAGCAACCGAACGCTCCGATCGTGCCGAGCGCCGGGCCCCAGCCGAGGACGTGATCTTTCCACTTCGGGTCCATCTGATTGAAGAGCTGCTTGGCCTGCATGGGCGATCTCCTTCGAGGGGAATGGCGTAATCCGCCGGAAAGGTGCTAGAAAGAAGCGGTGATTGGAATGCGCTTTCTAGCGGCGGTCTGCTTCGGGGTTTTGGCGCTCGTCGTCGGCGGCTCGACGTCCTCGAGCTCGACTCACGGCGTGGCTCTGGCTGTCATGCAGCGGACGGCAGTTGAGCGGCCGCCGGCGCCACGGCTCACGTCGAGGATCACCGCGTTCGCGCAGCTGCGCACTCACGCCCGTCTGGTCGCGCCCCGCAAAGCGGCACGGCATTCTGTTCCTCGAGTGGCCAGCGGAACGCAGCTGCTGGTGGTAGACATGACCGACGCGAGCACGTTCGTGACCGGGATTCCTCAATGGCAGAGCTTCTCGCAGGTCTGCGTCTGGATCCGCCCGCTGCCGGGCAATGTCGTGGACCCGGGCACGATCTCGGTAATGGGCGAGGTGACGGGCCAGGAATATGTACCGTTCGGTAGCGGGTGGTTCAACGGCGCCGAGAACTTCACCATCACGGTCCCGGTTGGCACGCCAGACCAGGCTCCTTATGTGGAGATCGAGAACCCGACTGCTGTCTATCCTGCCGTCCCTGGCCACCGCTGGCAGGTCGAATTCGACGCCTGCTAGCCGATGGACATCCAGCCGATTGTCAGGGCGCGGTTCGCTGCGACGTTGATGAAGGTGTCGACGCTCAGGTTGAAGCCGAGGTTCGTGACCTGATAGGCCGCGACGCTCGCCGGTCGTTCACCCGCAACCGTGGTGTTGATGTTCTGAATTGTTACGAGGACCAACGGCGTGATGGCCGCGGGATAGGGAAAGGGGAAGACGACCGAGCCGGTAATTTCCTTCGTCGCGTTGAGGACTGTCAGCGTCGTGGTCCCGTTCTGAGTGGCCGGCCGATTGAGCGGCCACAAGATCATGGCGACGTTCGCGTCGAGCCAGACGAGCTGGACCAGGTCGCCAACGTGCGGCACGTAGTTGGGAGTCAGGCAAAAGTAGTCGACGCCGTCGGTTGTCGCTTCGTTGGTGCGCGAGATCTTGCAGAGGTAGCCAGCCCCGCTGACCGCGACAGTCTGAATCGTCCCCTGGAAGAAGCGCGAGCCGAGCAGTCGGGGATACGGACCCTTCGTGAGGAGGGTCTGAACAAACGACCGCAGCTCGCCTTCGTTAAAGCCGATCACGCCGGGCCCGCCGGCACGACCTTGGCCAGGGTGTGCGTTGTCGCAGCGCCAGCCTTGCAGCGGTGCGTCCAGCGGGTCTCGATAAAGTTCGCGGCCACAAGCCCCTCATCCGGCGTCGAGTACACCAGGCGATAAACGTCCTGGTCCTGGCTCGCTGGCCACGGCAGTGTGTTGATGACAAGCGGGCTGTAAACGCGAGCGGCCTCCTGGAGAGCTGACAAGCCGACGGCCTGCGCTGTCGTCAGATCAATCACGCGACTATCACGTATCACCTGCGTCTTCGTGTGCCAGTTGACGGTGGAGATCGGGCTGTCGCTTCTGGAGTTGAAGACCGCACAGGAGATGGTGGGTCGACGCGGGTCCTCGATCAAGACGAGGGCCACGTTGAAGGCCTTCGAGAAATCAGGCTGCTCGACGATCGGCGTGGTGACCATGTGCCCGGCGCCGGCGGTCATGTCGATGGTGAAGACAGGCGACGCTGTATTCCAGTCGGGAATCGGATAGCTGTAGAGGCTTCCGAGCTCGTCGGCGGCCGCAGACATGAAGTTGAGCGCAGCCAGCAGATCGTTGGCGGCCTTGAGCGGATTGTTGCCGTACTCCCAGCCGATCGAGGCCGGAAGCAGGGTGCCTGGGTCGATGATCCGGACGGGGATCGGAGTGAGACCGCTGTAACTGGCGATCAGGCTCTGCAGGCCGGCGATGACACCGGTGCCTGCCGGCAGTCCCGTCGAGACCAGGAAGCCTGCATCGGCGAGCAGCTGGGAGACGTCCGCTCCTTGAATGTCGATCCACGTCGCTCCCTCGGTTACCGTCTTGCCCGAAGGCAGTAGGGCGAAGGTGCCGAGCACAAAGTCGACGTAGCCGCCGTCTGGCATGAGGAGCTGGTAGTGCGGGCGGATCAGGTCGTGCAGCGGCGTCAGCGGGGCATTGCCGGCAACGCGCATTTTCAGTGTTCGGCGCACCGCCCGCGTGGCGTCGTGATCGACCTCGGCCGGGCTGGCGTCGTCGACGAACGGAGTTAGATCTCCGAGCCACTGCAGAGATGAATTGAGCTGATCGAAGATCCATCTCTCTCGCGCGGCAGTCGCGGTCATTTGCGCGTAGACCTGAGCCGCGGAGTAGCTCGTCCCTGCGGACGAAAGTCTCGCAAGCGTCTGCACGCTTGGTTAGACCAGTTGCTCTACGGGATCGAGCGGAGGCACGGACCCTGAGACCTGCGCCGGGATGCCCTGGGCGGAACCTTGCGCGAGGCTTGGCGAGTAGCCATTGGGGACCTGCACGAACTTCAGCGGGACGTAGCGATACAGCGGCTGCGAATAGCTCAGTGGGCCTTGTGACGGATCCAGCCCACACGTGAACATGGCCCCGAAGCCGTCGCGGTAGTAGATCACGTTCCCGAGCTGAGCCTGCTGCAGCAGCTGGATCAGCTGCTTGAGCGTTGGGAGATCCTTGAGGAAGGCTTGGAACTGAATGTCCTTGTAATTCGCCGGGCCGTACCGCGCGACTGGCGCCAGCTGTCCGAACCGATGCACGAGCGCAGCATCCAGGTGGCTCGGGAAAGCCAGCGTGCCCTTCTTGAACGACAGCGGCACTTTGTACGTCGAGCCCTGGCCGGCGATGTGCAAGAAGCAGCCGTATGCGCTGGGATCGATCTTGACGTTCGCGGCCGCCGGCAGGTTCACGGAGACGAGGTCGTAGTAGGCAGTCCCAACGCCCGTGCTCGCCATGCACCGGAACGCAGAACCCGCGCCGATCGCCGTCAGGTTGGCGGTGATCAGCCGCCAGGTCCCGTCAGCAGTCACGTTGGCTGAGACACCCGAGCTGTCGATCTGCATGAATGCAGCGATCGTGCCGGTTGCCTTGAGCTGGCCAGCGATCTGCGGTGCCGGACCCGCCGCAAACGGAGCAGCTGCAACCCATGCCGTTGCGCCTCCGGTGGCGCCGGCCGCGGCATAGATCGAGACGCAGCGCAGGCCTGAGTAAGGCGAGACCTTGCTCCAGGCAAACGCGGGCTCGAATTTCGTCCAGTCCGAGCTATCGGGGCTCCAGCCGTTGGCCATTGGGCCGGTGAGCGTGCAGACGTTCGCGAAGGCGCCTCCAAATTGCTGCGTGCCCGTTGCGCTGTCGTTCCGCATCCCGACCTGGCCAGCCTGCAGCGTCGTGTCGGCGATCGTGCCAGCAGCGGTGGCGATCAACGCCCCGATGGCGCCGGCTGTGTCGGCGTAAGCGGTCGCTGTGTAAGTGGTTCCTGCGGCCACGATTCGCAACCAGTAGGCGGTTGCAGCGTTGAATGTCTGGCCGCCGGTTGTCGCCACGGTCGTGAAGACCCCGGCGAAGTTCTTGCCCAGATTGAGGCTCCCGGTGCCCGCGCCGAGAACCAGCCATGCCGTGATGTACGTCGCGGAGCCGGTTGCGTGGACGAGTATCTGCGGCGAGCCCGTTGCCCCCGTGACCACACGGCAGGTGTAGGTGCAGTCAGTCGTATCGATGTGGCCACCGCGGATTTGGGTGCTGGCCGGCGGCAGCGATGCAACATTGGCGGCGATCGTCGGCACGCCGAGGTCTGTGGTCCACGCAGCCAATGAGCCGAGCGTGCCGGTGCCGAGCGACTTGAACAGCGTGACCGTGGCGCCAGCGTCCTCGAAGTCGGCGTTGATCAGGGCGGGGATGCTCATCGCAGATTCGGCGACCGCGGCAAGGTCCAGCTGGCTGACTGCGAAGTCGTAAGCGACGCCGAGCGCTATCTGATCCATGGCCGTGAAGCGGTCGATGAGAGGGCCGTCGCACAGCAGCGACCAGGCCCAAATCGACGAACCGTTGCGCCGGTAGTAGACGCGGCTGCCCGCATTTGCTGCTGGTGCGGGATTGACCCATGCAAGAAGGAGTGCCCCATTCGGGTTGTCGGCGGTGACGGTCAGCCCGGTGGGCGCCGCCGGCGGCGCCAAGGTGGGCGTTACGGCCAGCGTGCTCGTCGCAGTGTTCGTGGCACCGTTGAAGAGCGTGTCATTCGACGTGGCCGTCCAGGCGAACGTATAGGCGGTTGCTGTCGCAAGGACAGGCGCGAGATTCACGAGCACCGAGTACAGGCTGTCGTACCGCACGCCAGAATCGAAATAGACGGTCGCCCCGATCTTCACCGTGATCTGCCAGGAGACAATCGGGCCGCCGCCTGCGCCTGGCAGGGGAGCCATTGAGGCGGTCGGCTTGCCTGTCGTGATCCCCGCGCCTGGCAGCAGGCTCGAAAGTGTCGGGGCCTGCCCAATCTTGAACTGCGTGGTGGAGGCGCCGGAGATAGCCCCAGTGTTCTGATCGCAGACGTACACAGTGATGGTGACCACGTCGCCGTCGACGAGCGCTGCCCCGCCGATAGCAGCCACGGCGCCCCAGTTGTACGTCACCGTCATTGAGTCCACATTTGTGACCGCCGATCCGCCGGTCCCCAGATTTGCTGTGAGCAAGAGACCGGTTGACTGCGAACCGACTACAGAGAGGACCGCGGCGGTGTTGCCGTTGATCTTCGTGAGCGTGACCGTCGTCGCGCCCGTGAAGCTGGTCTGGGTCGGCTCACCCTGGTCGGCCACCGTGCCGGCGACGACCGCACCAGGTGCTTGCTGAGAAACACCACCTCCGACCTGAGCGACACCGAGGGCCGTCGCGTCCGTGGTCCACGCGCCGCCGAGACCCGCGGCGAGGATTCGATAGATCGTTGTGGTGGCGTTGGCGGTAGGCGCGCCGGCGCTGCTGCCACCGATGAAATACAGCCAGGTCGCGCCGGCAATCGTGTAGACGGAAAAGGCTCCATTGCTTCGCGCGGCCGGCAGCCCTGTGGCAGCGTTCGCCCAAACGCCGATGGTTCCGTTGCCACCAGTCACGGGCGCCGACTGGACTGTCAGCTGGGGGTTGACGCCATCAAATCCGCCGATCACCCAGATCGTTCCGTTGCCATCGCCGAGGCCCGAAGGCGTGAAATAGATCCCGCCATGTCCTCGCTGCGCGGTCTGGTTGCCGCCGGCAATCAATGCGGGAAGGCTGCCATCCGCATTGATCTTGCAGCCCTTGGTAAGGGCCGTCGTCTCGCCGCCCACGACGTAGAGATAGCTTCCGGACGCATCGGTGAACCCGAAAAGGATCTGAGAGTTTGCCGTCGCTGTACCGGTCGACTTCACCCAGGCCCCGAAGGTCCCATCCGCTTGTATCGGCGCGTACCAGATCACCTGGAGGATCAGCAAGTAGATGAAGCCGCCCGCCTGCGCCATTCCGTATTGCGCCCCGGTGGTGCCCGTGGCCGTGGGAGGGCTGCTTTCGCCTCTCCAGACGGGCCCGACGTTCGGCCCGTTGATGGGAGCGGAGTAGATGTTGGTGTTCGCTGCGCCGGCATTAGCGGCCGCCCAACCGTGCACGTATACGCGCCCGTTGTAGACGAAGACCTGGTTCGTGCGGATGTCGGCCACTGGCGGCGCCACGGCCGCGCCCGGTCCCATCCACCAGGTGTCGAGCACGGGCGAGGCAACGCCTGACTTGCTCGCTACGATGCGGCAGCTGCTCAGGAGGTCGGCAGCGCCGCGCTGCGTCGACGCCTTGAACTGCAGCGCGATCGCATCCGCGCCCGTGTTGGATCCGCGCTTGTTCGACATCTGCCCCGAGGCAGACGGAGAAAGCCACTGCGGGAGGTTCGGTGTCGTCATGCGAGGCCCTGTGTCGCAGCCAAGCCACCACGCGGGCTATAGCTGCCGATAGCCTCGAGCAACCGATTGGCAGCTGCCTGACCCTGCACGATCTGCTTCAGGAGGGCCTTGATCTCGGGGTCGCTAAGCGGCCCCGCGGCTGCCGCCTGGTCGACCTGGACGCGGATGGTCGAGGAGCTCGCGCCGCTCGTTGCCACGCTGACCGGTTGGCTCACGGCCGCGCCAGCGAACGAGCTCGGAAGGGCCAGCGATGCCGGCGCCGGGCTCGAGCTGGGAAGGGCAGGGGCGATCGTCGAGGTCTGTGCGAGCGAAGGCACGGGCTGAGAGGAGGCCGACGGAGGCTGCGCCGGGTTTACTTCGGGCAGTCTGAGAATGCTGTAGCCGCTGACCGGCTGCTGGGGGCTTGCGGGCGCTGCGGTGCCGGGCTGTGCTGCGAAGGCCGCGGGGACGGAAGCACCTTCGGACAATCCAGCACCGCGCGAGAACGCAGCGACCGTGGCCGGCGGGATGGGCGGCAGGGATGAAGGAGCGCTCACAGCCTGTGGCGCACTGCTGACCGTCGGCGGCATTGCCCCGCTGCCTGTGGATGCGGGCGGCGCCGCAGGCAGGGACGTCGGGATTGCGGACCCCGGCATGCCTGGCAGTGACGCAGCTGCGATTGCCGGCAGCGGCGAGGCGCCTGGCGCGGTGTTGCCTGGGCGCAAGCCCGTTGGCGGTGCGGCCGCGGCTTGAGTGAGTGCCTGCAGAGCAGCGGCCGGCACGATCGCTTCTGGGTTGCCGGGCTTCTCGCCGACCCACGTGAGAGTCGGCTGGGTGAAGACACCCCCTTCGGCGCTTCCGAAGCCCGCATACCAAGGCAACGTGCTGGGCGGCCCGCCCGGGGTGCCCGGGAGAGGTCCCGTGTCGGCACCAGGAACGCTGGCCGGGTCAAACAGCCTCTGGCCAAGGTCGTTCCACCACTTCTGGAATGCTTTGCCGAGCGCTGTCGTCAAGCCGGTCCCGATCGTCTCGCCGATAACCTGTCCGATCTTCATGAAGTCTGTGCCGCCCTGGCGCTCGAAGTGCCCTTTGATGTTGCGGTCCGTGTCGACCCACACCTCTGGCCCAAAGAGAGCGTCCATGAGTTTCTGGCCCATCGAGGCACCCGTGGCCTCGGCGCCGGCGTCCATGGCGAACTTGAACTTCGATGCGGCGTCCTGGCCAGCCTTACTGAACAGGGGGGCCATCGTTGCGGCCGCGCCGCCCATCGCCTCCGTCGTGCCACGCGCCGCGCGCTGCATCGCCTGGATGTGATCGTTCGCCGCGTCCTGGATCTTCTGCTTCTGCAGCTCGAGGGACGCGATCTTGTCCTTGATGCTCTCGTTCTCGATTCCGCGCGTGATCTGCAGCGTCGTCTGCGCGTTCTGCTCTTTCGCGGTGGTCAGCTGCTCGTCGATCTGTTTGGCCTGCACCGAGTTTCCGAGGAAGAGCGCGAGCTGCTTGTCCTGCGAGAGCTTCGTGATATTCAGCTGCTCGTCTTCGGACTTCTGCTTCAGGCTCGCTTGCTGGTCGCTGAAGGCGGTCGCGGCCATCTGTGCGTTCAGCGCCGTGACCTGCGCATCGATCGCTCGAGTGGCTTCCTGCGCCTGGTCGCGGACCCTCTGCTGTGCGTCGGCGAGTGCCTGGCTGGAGCTGGCTGCCTTGTCCAGGCCGGTCCCGGTGTCGCCAGAGACAGAGCCGAGGTTGGAAAGCGCCATCGCGCCTTCGCCGACCTTCATGGTCATGCCAGTCAGGCCTTCGACGAAGCCGATGATGTAGCTGACCGCGCGGTTCACGCCGGCGATGAAGGCCGGCAGGTTGTCCGAGACGACCTTTGAGAACGCCTGGCCGATCGCGGCGATGCCGGGCAGCAGCGCATTCTCCAGAGACAAAGCAAGGCCCTCACCTGCCATCTGAGCTTCTTTCAGCTGGAAGGTGAGGGCCGCGTTTCTTTCGATCGTCGTCGAGTCAAGGATGAGTCCGTACTTCTTCGCTTCTTCGGTGAGCGCTGCCAGGCCTGCACGCCCCTGCTCGAGGATGGGGAGCAGCTCGTAACCACTGCGCCCGAAGAGCTGGTTGGCGAGCGCAGCGTTATTCACCGCGCCGGCGTGCTGGTGGAAATAGTCGGCCGCTTGGAGGATGACGTCGTTGACCGGGCGCAGCTTGCCGTTGACGTCCTCGACGTTGATCCCCATCTGCTTGAGGGCCGGATTGGCAGCGGCGTTCATGTCCGTCGACAGCTTCGTGAAGGCCTTGTCGATCATGTCGAGGCTCAGGCCCATCTCGTTCGCGGCGACGCTCCACAAAGAGGCGGCCTGCGCGTTGCCACCGAGGATCTCTGTAGTGCGCAGCAAGTCGATGTTGTGCTGCTCGAGCGAGTCGAAGGCCTCGAAGCCGCGCTTGATGGCCTCGTAGGCCAGGAACAGACCGCCGAAGACCGCGGTGAGCTTGCCGATCGTTCCGGTGACGCTCGAGACCTTCCCCTCGAGGTTCGTCAGCGCGTTCTGCTGCTGCACAGCCGCGGTTGCGGCGCTGCCATGAGCCTTCTCGATGGCAGCCAGAGATCGCTCCATGCTCGAGACGCCGGCAAGTAGCCGGTCGACCTGGGCACTGACGACAACCTCGAGCTCAGCTCTGTCTGTGATGGCCTATCCCTCCTGCGCCGGCAGCGCTCCGAGGTCTCGCTTGAAAACCTCGATGGTCCTGATGTCTTCGACTACCTGCCGGTCGAGGGCGCGGAGCTGCTGGAGCGTCCAGTTCTTTTGGCCCGCGAGCTCGAGGTCTTGGATGAGGTCGACGGCGTACTGGACGAGGGGGTCGCTTCCGTCGAGCTCGTGGCCTCTGAGGAGCGCGTAGGCGATGGCGCGAAAGGGTCTTCGGCCTGGGGGTTCACCTCCTGGCGTACTTCCACGCGGGCCGGCATGTCGTTGAGCAGGTAGATGTAATCCGCGTCGCTGAGGTTGGTGAGCTCCTCGAGCGTGATGGGCACCATGCGCTGGTTCTCATCGACCTTGTCCCACCTGACGGCCATGCTGACCGCCATGTAGAGCAGGTAGCGCAGGTAGCGCTGCCGGTTGTGGTAGCCGTCGAAGATGACGGCCTCTCGAGCTTCGTGGTGGTCCTGCGCGGTGCGCTTGCGGAAGGTGATCGTGTAGCCGCACTCGGGCAGCGTGACCGTTGGCGGTGGCACGGCGACAGGCTTGAGTTCATCTGACATAGTCGGTTCCCCTTGCTTGTGTGAGTGGAAGAAGGCCGGTTAGTAGGCGACCGCCTTGGTGTTGATGCCGGTGATCTTTGCGGGCCCGTTTCCGGTGCCGGCGTCGGTCGCGTTGGCGATGGCCCTGAACGGCAGCACGGTTCGGCTGTACTTGTTCGAGCGGTCGATCGTGCCGCCCTTGCCGAAGGCCGTCTTGGTCATCTGGATGGCCAGGCTGTTCGCACCCGACGTCCAGGTGAGCAGCGAGGAGGGCTGCGTGTTGCCGGTGTAGAGGGCCTTCTCTGTGTCGTCCGCCGCGGCGAACGTGTACCGGCCAGTCACGGAGAGGGTGTCGATCGAGCGGTCGTTCATATCCTGGGTGCCGGCGGCGCCGTAGACAGCGTCGACCTGGCGCTTGAGCGTGAGCTCGCCCTCTTCGATCTTGGTGTTGGCGCCGCCGATGTTTGCCGCGAACTGCCAGCCGAGGTAGGCAGCTGCGGCGCTGAAGACTTCGGTCGGCTTGGCGACCGTGTCGGCAATCTTGCCGATGCCCTTGGCCTGCATCGTGAGCTTGCCCTTGACCGACCACTTCAGCGTGACCTCGTTGACCATGGCGCCTGAGATGCGCCGCGCCGTCGCGATCAGGTTGTCGTAGAGGGTCAGCGTGTACGAGGGCGGGAAGCCTGTGTTGAACAGGGTGAGCGGGTGCGTGTACGGGCCGGCGCCGCTGATGGTGTCGACGCCGAAGAGGCCCATCAGCCAGTGCAGCGAGTCGTCCGGCCAGACCAGCATTTCCCCCGTGTCGAACTGAGTCAGGCCGACGCCCTGGTAGTACGCCTGGTCGAAGGAGGCGTTGTTGCGCTCGCCGTCGTCCATGATGTCCTCGAAGTCAGGGACGAAGCTCGAGGGCTTGGCGACGGGGAAGAAGGTGGTCGCAACCACTGGCGTGCCCCACGTGGTCTCCTTGGCGAGTCCGAGAACCTGGCGCCAGGTGGGGTTCGAGGCGAAGATCGCTGCGTCGAGCGAAAGACCGCGGCGGAAGGCGGACCAGCGCCGCAGATAAGGCGCAAGGAACAGCGCCCGCTGCCAACGGAGCCAGGTGGTGAAGCGTCGAAACATTCTCTAAATCTCCTTGCCGTTGGAAGCGGCGATGTATTTCCGGATCGGGTGGTTTTAGCTGGAGGCGGCGTCGGTTGCGGCGGCCGCGGCGGTCTTGGTGGTCGACTTTCCCGCGGAAACCACGGGCGCCGGCGCGGCGTCGACGGGAGCTGCGAGCTCTGGGAAGGCCTCCTCGAGGGTCAGGCCCTGAGCTGCGGCTTCGCGCTCCTTGGCGTGCACGTCGGCCCGAGCTGCGTCTGCTGCTTCGGTCGCCTTCTGCGCCGCCTTGGCTGCGGCGTTGGTCGGCTCGAACTCGCCGTTGATGATCTCGTCGTCCGATTCGATGAGGTCACCCGGCTTGATGACGCGGCCCTGGAATCGCTTCGGGGTGTCGCCGTTGAACTTGTAGGTGAACTGAGCCATCAGCTGAAGGCCTCCTTGAGTGGTGTGGACGTGCGAGGTCGCGAGGTGGGGAAGGGCGGCGGTGAAATTTAGCCCGAGGGCTAAAAGGTTGTTGTGTTTAGACGGGATCCGGCTGGATGTAGCAGGAGCCTTGAACGGCAGCCTGTCCGACGCCGGTCGAGACCCACTCGTAGGTCAGCGTGCCGACCATGCCCGTGGTGTCGAGGTCGTAGTGGTAGGCGCCGGTCGAGTCGCGCACGATGTTCCCGGGGTTGTAGCCCTGCACCGTCGGCGCCGCTGGCAGGATCGCGTACTCCAGGCTCACCGTGCCCGGGTCGATCGGTGCGGCGTTGCTGTCCGTGAAGGCCACGCTGAGGCGGATCTTGTTGCCCGCGAGGTAGGCGTTCGCCATCAGGCTGCCTGGTCCTTCGCGGTGGCGATCGCCCCGACGGCATAGAGACTTCCGGCGCCAACCTGGTAGTGCTTCGTCACCTGTGCCTGAGAGAGGACGTAGGGGTAGAAGGCGACCTCATCCAGTGTCGCGGGCACGAAAGAGCTGAGGCTGGATTTGACTCCGATCGTCGGGGTCACCGAAACGGCGGTGAATAGGAGCGAGGCATTCTGCGTCGCCTTCAAGACGCCGTCCATGTAAATCTTCGAGACGCCGAGCCCGTCATTGGTGCCGACGACGTGGTGCCAGACTCCGATTGCGAGGTTGGCTGCGAAGCCCGCGCTAGTCCCAGCCCCGAGGTGCCATTGTTCGAAGCTGAGCCCGTTCCCTGGGCTCAGCACAAGGCCCCAGCCCTCACGCTGTCCGGAGGCGGCTTCGCGGGAGGCGATCCAACTCCACGTGTTTGGGGAGCTCGACATCACCGCTGTCGGGTTGATCCAACATTCGACGCTAAAGGGAAGGCCGGTGACTTCAAGGCTGTTGAGCGGGAGGACGATCTTGCTCGTGCCGACAGCCAGGCTGGTGCCGTTAAAGGTGGCTGACCGGTCGGCTGAGTCTCCGGCGATGGGGCTCGGCTGTCGGAGTGCGATGCCGCCGCTGATTGCGGCGTTCAGTCCGTTACCGCTGGCATCGACGGCGACGCTCGCACCCACGAGCTCGGCGAGCCGGAAGTACGCCGAGGGGCCGTCCATGAGGATGGTGTTTGCGTAGTCAGCTGATGTCCCTAGAGCATCTGCGGCCTTCGCAGTCCACACGCCCACCTCCGCACACTTGGCTGTCGAACCTAATGCGACGGCACCAGCGAGGTAGTGATTCTGAATCTGCTGCGGCGTCAGCGCGTAACCGTAGATCGCGACCTCGTCCAGCTGGCCCGTCCAGTACGCGAGGTTCGTGGTCGTGAAGGAAATGATCAGCCCGTTGCCTGGAGTCCCCGACGGCGCGCTCGAACCTCCGATGCCCGGAACTCCATCGAGGTAAAGGAGACCGTTGCTTCCGTCATACGTGGCGACCAGGTGGTGGATCGAGCCCCGCGTGATAGCTGGCACAAAGATGTTCAGCCCGCCTCCAAATCGAAAGAAAGGGATCAGAGTCACCGTCGAGAGGCCAATGCAGGTCTCGTTGGTCGGAACTGCCGTCGGAAAGCCGACGACGACGATGTTTCCGTGCGCCGTGGAGGGATCGGTGTAGATCACCCACGCTTCCAGCGAGAAGGGGGATCCCGAAGGAATCGGGACTGTCCAGCCGGTCGAGATCATTGTGCCGAGCGCGCCGTCGAAGGCCATCGATGGATCGACCGGATCGCCTGCAAGGAGGCTCGCCTGGCCCTTCGTGATGCCGGCGGCGCTGAGCGCTCCGTTGTGGCCGTTGCCTGACGAATCCGCAGCAACCAGACCGGTCGTCTCGTCGAGGCGCCAATACCCAAGAGGTCCGTCGCCGAGCACGATGCTTTTGTAGACGGCCTTGTTCGCGATCGCTTCGGTGGCGGCTGCTGGGCTCATGCGACGTAGACCACGGGCAGCATGCGATCGCAGCGGCAGATGAACTCCCACGCGTAGTAGCGGATCCCGGCGAATTCGTGCTCCCCCGGCGTGCCGCTCTCGATGAAGCAGGACAGCGCGTCGGGATTGTTCGGGTCCGGCGGGAAGGCTCGCATGTGAGCTCGAAACGCAGCTGGTACCAGGTCGCGGTACTTGACCAGGATAGAGATCTGCGACTTGTCGATCGGCGCCACCAGCAGGAGGATCGGGAAGCGGTCGACGTTGTCCTCTTCGCCCTCTGAGGCGAGCGTGGCCGTGAAGGGGGCGGGGTAGATGATGGCCACCGGCGTCGAACGTGGCGAGATCGTCTTCGGGACCACCGAGTAGCAGCCCTTGATCCCCGTGATGCCGGTGCCGTCCTTCGCGATCGCGCCCGAGAAGAACGTGTGATCTCGAGGGTTCACGGTGCCACCGACAACGCGCGCCAGCCGGCCCATGAAGACGTCCATCGCATCAGCCATGCGTCAGTCCCCCGAGGTAGCCATGGACTGCGTGACACCCTTCGCAGCTGTGAGGAAGAAGACTCTGATGGCGCCCCTGGACGCCGATAGCGCCTTCTTCGTCATGTGCGTGCCCTTGTGGCCTGGATGCTGGATCACCGTGCTCCAGCCCTGCTCGCCCATCTTCAGGTGACCGTGACCGGTCGACTTGATCAGGTGGGGCCGAGTGTCGAACTCGGTCAGGCGGGCCTGCACTGCCGAGTTCTGAACCACGCCGACGATGCGACGAGGACCGGTTGACACGTGCGTCGACCACCTGTCGATCATGTGGAACCCGAAATGGCCTGGACCTCTCGGGCTGCTCATTACGGCAAGCCCCTCGAGGAGGTCGACCGAGCGATGCATTGCCTGCATCTCCAGGTTGAAGATGACGGCCGGCGCCTTCTTCGTCGCGTCCTGCAGCTTGCGCAGGCCTGCGATCTTGTAGGTGATGTCAGCCATCGATCGTGGTCTTCTTGTAGTCGGACAGCGTGTAGAGGTCGTTGACGTCGAGGTACTTCGTCACGATCGCCGCTCCGTATTCGGGCGATCCGACCTGGCCGGTGTAGCCCGTGCCTGAGCTCGCGGCCATCCGGATGACGATCTTTATGCAGATGTCGCGGATCTCATCGGGGATTGCCGGCCAGCCCCAGTTGGCGTTGATCGACACCGTCCGCTTGCCTGACGTGAAGTAGCCGCGGAACGTGCTCGAGATGAGGGGGCCGAACGACGGCAGCTGGACCCACCAGAACGGCTTCTTGTTTGTGTCGCCGAACTTTCCAACGTAGGTCTGGTTCGAAGGCTCGAGGAAGAAGTCTGTCGGCGGCGTGATGCCGTCTCCGGTCAGGGTGATCCAGTCGGTTGGGCTGTTCGGGTTGCCGTTCTCGATCTGCGCGACTTTCAGCGCCGTGAGGTTGTAGAAATCGTGCTTGTCGAGGAACAGCATCTTGCCGCCTCGAGCTCCGTTCGGCGGCCACGTGTCGCGACCGGTATACGGATCGCCCTCGACGTCGAAGTACTTGAGGCCCGTGCCGTCGGGGTAGAAGTACCGCTTGCAGAACCGGTCGATCGCTCGCGAGGCGCTATGAATGTAGTCGGACCAGTTCGTCGCCTCCTCGCCTTCAGAGGCGTTCGGCAGCCGCAGCTGGATGTCGTCGGGCGTGCAGTAGTCGGCAGGCCCAGCCAACGACTATTCCTCGTAACCCCACACGTAGCCATGGACTGTCGCTGACGCTGACACGTCGAGCTTGAGGTGGTCGTCCGCAGTGGTGGCAAGCATGCCCTGGCCAAACGCAATGTCGCCACCGTCGGACAGGTTTGCGCCGATCAGCGGCGTGCGAATGCCGCTGCCAAAAGCAGCAGCGCCACCGACGCCCTCCTTGAAAAGCACCGACGTCGCCGCCGAGACTCCGAGGCGGTACCCGCAAACCCTGATCTTCTTGCCGGCTGCGGGGGTCCAGATGTCCGCTGGCACGCCCGCCACGATCGCGAGGCCGGCGACCTCTTTGATGATCGGCGCGTTGCTGAGTGGCATCGGACTAGGCCTTGGCCTTGCTAGCCGGCTTCTTCACCGACTTGTCGGTCGGCTTGGCGGCCTTCTTGTCCTCGGGCTTCGCGGCCTTCTTGTCCTCAGCCGGCTGCGCAGCCTTCTCTGCCTTCGGAGCCTTTGCGGACTTGATCAGGCCGTACTTGCGCGCCTCTTCCTCGGGGATCTGGTGACCCGCGGGCAGAAAGAGGTGTGCCATCTCCGGATCACCGTCTTCGACGACTCGCTTCTTGTCCTCGGTGAGCCAGAGCTTGACGGGAGCTGTGTACATCGCCATTTGGGACTCCTCCTGCTGTTGTCTTGCGGTGCGGACCTGCAGCAACTGGCTACAGGTAGAGGGCGACTACGCGGAACTTGCCGCCGGTGAGGGTTGCGGTCGCGATCGTGATGGCGAGCTGCCGGCGAGCCGTGGTCTTGACGGTGGTGGCGCCGGTGAAAACCGGGATGATGCTCTTGCGGCCGATGGTCGACCATGGAGCGCCGTTGAAGGCGGCTGCCGCCAAGAGATCCCCTGCGGCTTCCGAGTTGATTGCGACTGTCGGCGCGCCGCCGGACGCGAGGATCGTGTCGACCTCGATGTAGCCACCGAGGAGGACGGCGTTGGGTGGAATGTCGTTTCCGAGCTCATCGTCCGAGCTCGCGCGCAGAAGGATGGTGCTGATCGCACCACCGTCCACGGCGAAGTCGTACTCGCCCTTGACGACCTTGAGGTCGCGGGTCTGCTCCATCTGGGGCATTGCTTGTCTCCTTTTGGAAGAGGGCGGCCGAAGCCGCCCTCTCGCCTGAAATTCAGCTGTCGGGCGGTTAGAGCCCGGTGACCTGGCAGAGCGCCGCGCCGCGGCGGACAACGAGGGCCGCTCGGACGTCTGCGCGGATCGACTTCTGGCCCTTGATGAAGTCGTCGTTGACGAAGCCGACCTGGACGTTCAGGCCGCGGCGGAAGGCGAGGTAGACGTAGTTGACGAAGTCGCCAACCAACGCGGTTCCAGCGGCGCCGGCGTCGCACTGTGCGACCGGCAGGCCCCAGACGTACATCGGTCCCGCCTCGCTCGGCGAGCCCCAGATGTAGACGCCCTCAGCGGTGCGCAGGAGGCGCACGTTCTGCCAGTCGGTCGGGTGCAGGATCGCGGCGCTCGCGTTTGCACGGCCGACGAGGTAGACCTTGACGATGGCCTTGAACAGCGCGTCGGGGCCGGGGTCGGAGCCCTTGGCCTGGGTCTGCAGGCCGACGGCGTTCAGCATGCCCAGCAGGTTCGGCGCGATGCCGTTCCCGTTGAAGCACTGACCGTCGAGGCGCTGCCTGACTCCGAACAGCAGCTGGGTGTCGACCAGGCCGGCCACCAGCGGCACGTCCTCGAGCTGCTCGTCGGTCACGGGCAGGTAGTGCCCGATCTTGCGGACGTTCGAGGTGCGCTCGGTGTAGACGATGGTGCTCTGCGCGTAGTTCCCACCTTCAGACACCTCAGTCGCGGCGTTGGTGAAGGTGGTCTCTTCCATGTAGACCACGTTCGCCTGGCTGGTGTCCAGCTGCGGGAGGATGTCCAGGATCTGGATCGGCCTGGTGGCGATCGGCACGATGTCGCCCGACCGGATGGCCTGCGGCGCGAAACCGGCCGCGGTGGTCATCACCGCCTTGGTCTGCTTGCCGGCCAGCCACGACTTGGCGTCGATGTCGAGGGTCTCCTCGGGGCCGTCGTTCTTGCCGGCCTTCTTGCCCTCGACGAAGGCCTTGCTCTCGACGAAGACGTCGCTGAAGCTCTTCTGAGAGGACTCCCGGCCGTTGGGGATCGGGAGCATGCCGCCAGGCATGTTGAGCTTCGCGCCCATCAGCAGGACGTTCTCCTGCGCGACGAGCGTCTCGACTTCCTTGCCGAGCTCGGTCATCTCGTCGTTGAGGCGCTTGATCTCCATCCGCTTGTGCGAGGTGTCGCCCTCGATGGACTTGATCTTCTTCATGTCCATGTCGGGACCGGCCTCTTCGAAGATGGCGCCGAGCGCCTTCTGCTTCTCGAACAGCTCTTCGCGCTTGGTTGCTAGTGGTGTTGGCATAGCGTGTGCTTCGACTCCTTGTGGTTTTGGATTTAGGCGGCGTCGACGCCAGCTGCGCGGCGCTGCAGCTGCAGCCAGATCGCGTTCAGCTCTTCGTCATCGGCCGATTTGGCGGCTTCGGGTTCCGTGGCGCTGAGCAGCTCCGAGATGTCGGTGAGCGCTCCGTTGAGCCCCTCGGCAAGCGCAGCAAGACGCTCACGATTGGCGACAGAGAGCACGCGACCTTCCTTTTGCTGCTTCTTCGCGCGGAGGTCCGCAAGAGACTTTCCGCGGGAAACGAAAGCCTGCACGCCAGCAAGAGCGTGCGAGGCATGGTCGACGAACGAAAAACTCTTGGCTTCGTCGGGCTCGCCGGCGGCGAGGTCCTCGAGCTCGGGGATCTCGAACTGGTCCATCAGCGTCTCGACCAGGCCGTCCATCTCGTCAGCGAGAAGGTCGATCTTCGCGACCGTCTCGAGCTCGACGGCATCGGGCGAGAGGACCTTCATGCGAGCCGCCAGGGCTCGGGCCTTCAGCGGTCCCGCGCCGGCGATCATGAGCAGGGGGGACTTTATGCGTTCGGTCGCGGTGTTGACCCCGGCGCCCACGAGCACCGGCGAGGCCTCCCAGAGGTCGAGCTTCTTCAGGATCTGCGCCGCGCCCGGGTAAGCCGACAGGTCGCCAGGTTCGGTCGAGGACTCCAGCACCTGGTAGCCATGGCTCCATTCACCGAGGCCGGCCGCAGCAAGGGCCTTGACGGTCTCGTATGTCTCCTTGCCCTGCATGGTGTTCAGGAAGAACTCGCCGTCGACCCAGGCCTGGCTCTGGTCGGAGCCGATCACGCCCTTGCCGACCGGCAGCGCGCCGTCCCATGACTTGTGGCCATAGGCGCTGATAACGATCGCTTTGCCGTCCGGAAATGCTCCTGGAAGCGTCACGTCAGCGTCCTTGTCGACCGCGTTCAGGGTCGCGATGCGCGCGCGGAACGTCCCGGGCTTATCGGCCTTGAACTGGATGTCGGCGAAGGGAATCGACTTCCGGCTCATCGTTATTGGCATGTGTTCACCTCAGTTGGGCGTTAGCTGGAGCAGCTCGGCCTTGATGTCGTCGATCTGCTGCTGGAACTCCTTGGCTCCCGGCGTGAAGTCAGCAGAGCCGCCCTGCACCCCTGGCTGCGGCAGGTAGATGTCGTCTTCCGGTCCGCTGATGAGGTCGAATGCGTTGCGCGCCTCGCCTCGCTTGGCGATGCCGGCAGAAACGAGGCGTGCCCAGCGCTCAGCCATCTTGCCCTGGTCTTCTTGGAGGACCTTGACCTTGCTGATGTCGAACCCGAACTCCATGGTCTCGAGGTCCGATGTGAAGTCCGGCAGCAGCTGCGTCTGGATCTCGGCGCTCATCAGGCGCTGCGTCGGGATGAGGTTCGACTGCCACGCCTGGTCGCGGAAGCCGGCGAAGGTCGCGCCTACCTTCGTGTACTGAAGGCCAGCGCCGAAGCCGACGACGGCTGCCGGGATCCCGAGCACTGCAGTGATGCGCTCCTCTGGGATGTTGCGTAGATCCCGCAGGGTCATCTCGTTGGGCGAGAAGCCAAACTGCTCGATCTTGGTCG